TCAGACAATAATAGCTAGTAACAAAGAGACTGCTAAGTATAAAAAAAGAAAAGAATTACAAAGAATCATTGCTACTGTTGTTAGAGTAACAGGGTTTGATATAACACAAAAAACTAATCTAAGAGAAGTAGCTGATGCTATTAAAATTTATTCATACATGGCTAGAAAGTTCACAAGGAATGGATTTAAAGAAATTGGCAACATGGTTAACAGAAATCATGCTACAATTTTAATAGCTAAAAACTCTTATTCAAGTTTATATACAACAGATAAAGAATTTAGATCAATTGCAGATGAATGCTTGTCTAAACACTTTACAGAAGAAGGGTTTGAACAACCTAAAGTAAAAGCTATTGAAGATATAAATGATGAATTATTAAAGTGCGATCACACTAAACTATTAAGAGTTAAAAATTACTTAAAAAAAATAACAACTGATGGCAACAAATAAAAAAGCATTTGTTCTTTATACTGACATTATAGAGACTGTTAAGCAGTTAGATAATGAAAAAACTGGTGAACTGTTTAAGCATATTTTAAGCTATGTAAATGATGAAAATCCAGTAACAGATGATGTTATAATAAACCTCGTGTTTACTCCTATTAAACTACAATTAAAAAGAGATTTAAAAAAGTATGAATGTAGAGCTGATAGAAGCAGAGAAAATGGGAAAAAAGGTGGTAGACCTAAAACCCAGAAAACCCAGCAGGTTAATTCAAAACCCAGAAAACCTGATACAGTTACAGTAACAGATACAGTTATAGTAAAAGATAATAATATAAATATACCCACACTTAAAGAATTTTTAGATCATGGCTTTACTAAACTAGCTTATCAAAATAAAGATGCTCAGTATTATGAGCATTCTATTACATCAAAATATAATACTTGGAAAGAAGATGGCTGGAAAACTGCACATGGTAAAAAGATAAAAAATTGGAAGAATGTACTAAACAACACACTTCCATTTTTAAAACCAATATATCCAGATAAAAAACAAATTCCTTTTACACCAGCGAAAAAACACAAAGCACCAGAACCTAGAAAAAAGGTTGCAGTTACTATTGATGACTTAGCATTTGGCAAACTGGCAGAACAGAAAAAAGAATGGGAGAAAAAAATTAAAGAAGCTGATAACAAACAAAGCAAAAGAGTAAGTAGAGCTGAAACTCTGAGACAAGCTCATAATTCATAAATAAATAAAAATGAAAAATTCAAACACCTATTTCAATACTACAAATCAAGATATTGATTATGTAAACAAAAGAAAAGCTAAAAACAAAACTCAAGAATCTTTAGTGTATGATTTATTTAAAAATCATCCTACGCTAACAGCATCAGAAGTTCTTTACAAGTTTCCTAAGCAAGTTCCAATAACAAGCATTAGAAGAGCTATAAGCAACCTACAACAAGAACAAAAGCTAGTTAAAACCACAGATACAAAGACTGGAATCTATGGCGCACCTGAACATTATTACACAATTAAGTGCTAAAAAAAGAATGGCAT